GAACCATCAGGTGTGATATTAATGTCTGCACCAGATACAGAAACAATGCTGTTGCCGTTAACATCTAGGTTGCCACCCAGTTGCGGTGATGAATCAGACACAACATCTGATATTCCTGCACTTGCACTATTTGTAATAACAAAATCTCCTCCACTGTCTGGATTAGTGATTGTTATGCCAGTTCCTGCTGTAAGTTTTGTAAATTTTAAATCTCCATCTGCATCAGACACCATGAAGTCGTTGGCATTGGGTGAGTTGCTTGGAAACGTTATTGTGTAAGATTGTCCTGCTGAGTGAGGCGGTGATGCTAATTTTATTCCATGTGAGTTTTGTGAACAGTTTAATTGTATTGTGCCGTCTGCTGATGCACCATCACCTTCAATTTCTACAACACCTGTCCCATGAGGAGATAATTTTAAGTTGGCATTTCCAGATGCAGTGATAATTTTACTGCCATTCACATCAAGATTGCCACCCAGTTGTGGGGAAGTATCTTCTGCGATATTCACAAGACCTGCACCATTAATTGTTAAATTGGCATTGCCTGCAGAATCTTCTGTAACAGCAGTGGTTATGTTTGTGCCTCCTGCTATTGAGAATACACCGTTATTTTGTGATTGTCCAACTTTTACAGAACCTGTATCTGCGTCTATTTGTATTGGTAATAATTTTGTTGTGAGTAGATCAATAAAGTTATTGTCTAATTCAGCATAAGTCAGCGAACTAGATTTTGTCGTTGCTCCTGACTGTGATTCTTGTCGTAGTGTTATTGTCATCTGTTGCTCCTATAGGTGTCGCACGTGCCCTAGTATTTATAATGTTTGTAATACTTTGTTTTTTCCAATTGCTTTCTTGCTTTGTTAAGTGTACTTAACCTTTGTATGATTAATATAGGAAGTTCAAATTGGTAATCTACAGGTAACACGCTTTCATCACCATCTGGATGCATCATCAAACAAATGGTGTCTTTATGTGCTAGTTTTTTATTTAATGCTGTAATCATCTTATCCATCTTGTCATAACTCATCCAGAACCCAAAGGCAACCACTGCTTCAAAACGAAACACATCTTTCATGTGTGCAAAATTGTTGGCAAGAAATTCAGGTTTTGTGGTTTGTGCAATGTGTATGCGGTTCCTGTATTTGCCTATAAATGGACAAATAGGCATATTGTCCATTTTTTTATTTGGTGTAGACAGTTTGTCTAACCATGCTTTTACTTTATTTTTTGTGGTGTCTGTAACAACAATTTTCCGCATATTCAATACCTTTTGCCCCATCTGGTATGTGTACCACAAACCTTGTGTTGGGTGCTTGTTTAAACACTGTGGACCAATTTGGTCTCCATTCTTTATTTAAATTAGGTCGTTGTGGTCTTTGCACCCTGTCGTCCATAAGACTAGTTAAATCGTCTGTGAACATAGAGTCCATTCCCCACATATGTATTTCATTATGCGTTTTTGCCATGTGTTCTACTGCAAGATGTCCTGAATTCCATCTGTGTCTTTTTTTGTAAACATCTTTGTATGTGCCAGGCAAGGATTTTGATTCTGCGTATCTTTTGATTTCTGGTGTACACCATATTTCAACAGGGTGTATTGCTGTTCTGTTGTTTTGTAACCAAACTAAAACTTTTTGATCTATAATGCTGAGCACTTTGTAATTGTGTTTGTGTTTTGGTACATTGCAGGCAACCACATAAGCATTAACATCAAAAGTGTAAAGATTTTGACTGTTGCCGTTACCTACCAAATGCACGTTCATATCAATATTTACAAAAAAACCTTTTTTGCTTGACTAATTTAGGTATTTTTGTTAAAATACTTAAATAAAGGAGTAATATGAAAAATATAAAATACATTGAAACAACACTCGGCACAGATCCAAAAAATCCATTGTGTCAAGTGCGTGATGAAGATGTCACATATATTTTGAACTATCTCATGGGGACAGCAAAATATTTTAGCGACATATCACAAAAGAAAGCAGACGTATGGCATGACATAATCAAACGTTTGCCCAAACATTTACACAAAGGTGCAAATGGTCCAAACAGCATAATAAGTTTTTGTTTGGGTTTGTTGACCAACACATATTTCAATATACAAAAATATAAAGGTCAGTGCAGAATAAGTCGCAAACAGATTGAAGATTTAGAATTTTGTTCTAAATGTTTGCACATTGCAGATGCACAATTCGAACCTATTAGGTTTCAATCTTCTTTGATTGAAGTTGCAGGCGAGATGGTGTAATGGGAAAACCTAAAAAGTTTTTATCTGATTGGGGTTGGTACATTCAAAAAGGTACAGATCCAAGAATAAGAGACACACGTTTTGAAGGCACATATGAATATTGTGCTGAACCCACACACACCGATGGTGAACAACATCTTGTAAAGTTTGGAAATAATTTCAATGGCACATGGAGAGATCCTTGGAAGATGCCCCATGGCAATTGGCATTTTTGGGACAATCCTGAACTGTGTCATTTGTTGTATCCTAGCAGTGTGAATGTAAAAGCATCTAAAGACTGGATACGTTGGGTAAAGAACAGCATACTGACAAAAGCAAGTGAATTTACAGATGGTACAGAACGTATCAATTGGATGTTAAAACAATTGAATGCCTGTGTGCCCACATGGCAAGATCTTGTGCGTGAATTAGATCCCACAGCATTTGATCCTATTCAAATCAGAAACAAAACAGCATTGGTTATTACAAGTTCTCCCAACTGCCACTTGTACTACTATGGTGAAAGCATAGGTGTATGGACCAACAGAGTGAAAGAAAAATTAAACAAGATGGGTTGGCAAGTAAATGTAATAAGACAGAAGTCCAGTAGAAAAACAAGAACACAATCTGCAGATGCAAGATTGTATCAACAATTGCAAAACAAAAAACCAGGCATCATTGTGAATCAACACAGTGCCAGCACCATTGAAGCATTGTGTTCTGGTGTGCCTGTTGTATCCACAGGTGATCATTGTGGTGGACCTTGCATAACCAATTGGAAAGATTTTATTAATGGTGCAGATCCTACAACGCCCAACGAAGCAGACTTTTTTGCTTGGATGAATGTTATTTTGTCCAACATAAGACACAAAACGGAAATTGTGGATCGTGATTTTCGTCAAAACAACCGTGTACTACCACAATGGGCATAAAATCACATGGCAATAGAAAATTTCCAGATGTACCAACCAAGTGGGTCACAAGATACAATAGGAAAAAAGTGTTTTGCATATACAAAAAACAAGAATGGGCATTCACACTGCATTCTTTCTATGACTTATGGTGCAAAAGTGGAGTGATGAACAAAATTAGCAGGTCACCAGGCGGTTATTGTATGGTAAGATTGGATCCTACAGAAGCATGGTCACCTAAAAATGTAAAAATAGTACAGAGAGGAAGGTTATTGATGAGAAATATAGGACAAATGTGGCGAAACAGTTGGGAGAGATCATGAAAATTATTGCATATCATGATTTGACCAATGTTGAAGTGGCAAAATGGGACGATCCACATCGTTTGTTGTTGAGAAAATATTCATCATTAGAATTAGGCACACAATTGGCAAGTGAGTTTCATTATTGCTCTTTACAAGAAGCATTGATGATTGTTTCTGTACAACTCTATAGTGCATTTGGAGGAGACAACCATCTAATGGTGATAAAACCTGGCACAAAAGAATTTGTGGTTGGTGAAGACAAATTAAATTTCAGAGAATTATCAAGCAACAACTGGCACGCAGAGTGTTGGGGTATACAAAGGGAGATACGCGATGTGCGGAGTGGTTGGCATCTCAACAAGGGATGAAGATTTTATTGATACAGCAATAAAACAATTAAGACATAGAGGTCCTGATGGTGCAGGCAAATACATTGATGCCAGTATCAGTCTAGGACACACACTGTTGGCAATAACAAGCGATCCCAAACTGGGACAACAACCTTACAAGACTGCACGTGGCAACATCTTGGTTTACAACGGCGAAATTTTTAACTATGAAGATTTGTTAACCAAGTATACACAGTTTAAACCACACACAACTTGTGATACAGAATTATTAGCATGGGGACTGGATCACTATGGTATGGATTTTGTAAATCAAATAGATTCACAACACGCATTTGTGTACTACGACACACAAAAACAAAAATTGTATCTCAGCAGAGACCATGTGGGCATAAAACCTTTGTACTATGCAGAAATAAAAGAAGGCATTGTGTTTGCCAGCGAAATTCAACCATTGCGTTCAAAGGTAACAAAGTCAAACATTATAGATCCTGTTGCACACAGCAGTTGGAGTTTGTTGGGTGTTAATTTTACACGCAATACATTTTACACAGGCATCAAAAAAATTATGCCTGGTGAATGCATGGTGTATGATATTCCCACAAAACGTTTGTCGCAGTTCAGTAGGTTTTTTGCAACCACCAACACACGCAGACAGTTTGATGCAGAAGAATTTAGATCACAAGTGAAAGATGTGTGTCGCAAAACAATCAGAGGATTGAGAAAGACAGCAATATTTTTAAGTGGTGGTTTGGACAGCAGTATGATCACTTATGAAATTGCAAACATGATGCCCAATGTCACAGCATACAGTAGCAAGATAGAACCATGTCCGGTAGACAAAGAAGACTTTAACAGTGACTGGCGTTGTGGTAAAGAACTTGCTGAACAATTAGGCATACAACATCACACCATAACCTGTACACCAGAAACATGGCAAGATTATCTACATCTCAGTGTGCAAAGTCTGGAAGAACCTTGCTACAATTCCTCACTGCCCATGTACTATCAGACCAACAGATACATGGCATTGGATGGAGTGGTTGTGACCATTGCAGGTGACATGGGTGATGAGACACTGGCAGGATACAAAAAATATTCACAGATGCCACCCATAAGCACATACCGTGAATTGGTTGCACACTGGATGAAACGTTTGAGTCAACCACCCAGAGTGCCTTGTGCATTGACATCAGATCAACTGTTGAAGGTTTTGATGATGGATGTTTTTGATGAAGCACAATACAATCCAATTGATCCTGTGAACAGTTTCATGCTGTTGGACATCACAGCAAACTGTGCCGCAGACTTCTTTCAACGCAATGATAGATTTGGCATGACACACAGCATGGAGGGAAGATTCCCGTTGGCAACCAAACAGTGGATTGAATACACCATGAGTATGGAGAGTGCGGAAAAATACAATGGTGGAATGAAACTGATGAGCAAACAGGCATACCATGATGTGTTGCCACACAGCATCATACACAAACCCAAGACAGGTTGGACAGCACCACATCAACAATGGTGTAGGCAATCACCCAAATCAGCAGATGTATTGAGACGTCATCAACCGCCCGAAGTTCGTAAATACTGGAACACCAAACGCGAAAGTGTGATGCATCAATACTACACATGGTGTCAACTGCAGGGAATGAAACATGCACCAATTTAAAGTACACTTTGACAACTATCAACAGTTTGAAATCCATGTCAAACTGTTGACAGGCAAATTGAGCAAGGATCTCAATATAAACTGGAGATACACCACATCAGGCATAGAACTGATTGAATTCATGATGAGATGGTATCCAAATTGGTGGCGGAAATTGGACCCACACATATGATTTGGCAAATTGATCGTCTAAATAAAAATAGACCCCAACAGCAGGAACAGGCGAGCACAGTGAGACAGGAGCAGTGGGGCATGGCACAACAGTACATCCAACACTATGGTGTGGCCCTAGATTGTGGTGCACACATAGGTGAATGCACACAACAGTATGCTGAACGATTTCAACAGGTGATCGCTGTGGAACCCAATTCCACATTTCATGAATGCTGGCACCTTAACTGTGATCATCTCACCAACGTGCAACTGCACACTCAAGCACTGGGTGATTGTGAAGGCAGAATGCAGAGAGACAATCCATTGGCACAGGTACTCACTGTGCATGAAGAGGGAGAAATCCAGATGCACACACTGGACAGCATGGGGTTAACACAATTGGATTTCATCAAGATAGATGTGGATGGATCTGAAGCAAGACTGTTGCAGGGAGCAACTCAAACCATACTGAAATTGCAACCTGTGATACAGATAGAAATAAAAAAAAATCGTAGACCTGAAGTGAGACTGAGTGCTCTCGAACAGTTGCGTGATCTGGGTTATAAACCCCAAGCACGTGTGCGTTCAGATTGGATCTACACAACATAAGGAGATGACAATGAAAGCAGGCAAGATTTGGGGACAAACAGAACTGATACACGCCAATGGTGTGTTGGAGTTCCACAGGATAGAATACAAGAAGGGTTACAAGTGCTCAGAGCATGAACACAGATTCAAATGGAATGGTTTCTATGTGGAATCAGGCCGAATGATAGTGCGTGTGTGGCAGGATGGTGTACAGCATGGCATGGTGGATGAAACCATATTATGTGCTGGAGATTTCACCCAAGTAAAACCAGGCAAGATACATCAGTTTGAAGGTGTGGAAGA